CAGTGCGCGAGCGTCCGCACCGGCGACGATTTCAGATCGAACGTGAGCGGCGGTGCCTGCGGCTTGACCGCGCCTTCCGAGACAAACGCAGCGGCGATGGTCAGCGGATTGTCGGTCTCGACCGGATATTCGATCGCATTCGATGTCGTCGATCCCGGCATCAGCAGATCGCGGATACCCAAGGGACGCAGCGGCGGTGTCACCATCGGTTGCCGGTCCGCGATGACCAGCGACGATGTCGGCGATACCCCGGTGCCCCATAGCGCTGTGCCGCTCAGGATGTCTTTGTATTCGGCCTTGACGCGCGCCTGGCCGTTCTTGCTCGCGAGGAGCGCCTTGACTTCGTCGTTCTCGACGACGAGCTGGCCGAGCGTCGATTGCGGCTCGCCGGCTGGCCCACGCGGACGCGCGAGCTTCTGCTCGACTTCGCCGACGCGGCCCGCGAGTTCGTTCATTGTCAGCAGCGCCTTGTCGGACGCGGCCTTCGTCTCCGTCGTCATGGCGCCGAGGTTCTTGATCTCGGTCTGCGCCTTCTCCGCGAACGTCTTTACGTCGTCGGTCGCCTTCTTGAGATCGACGGCGAGTTGTTTCAGGTCGTCGGTGTCATCCAACGGCATGGTTGTGCCTCCATAGGGGTTAAGCTGCGAATGTCAGCCCACGAAGCGCTTCGGCGATCGTCTTGATCGCGTTTTTCGCTTCAGCCGCAGACGCAGCCTCATCCCGAGGCTGGCATGCCGCTTTCCACCCGCCATCAGCAAGAGCGCGGGCTTGGCGATACGAGAAATGCAGCTTCTCCCGAAGCCCTGCCTCGTAATCGCGGATGGTTTCCGGCGCCGTCTTTGGCTCGTCGCCGGTTAGCGCGCGATACGCCGCGCGCAAATGGTCGTGCAGTTGCGCCCGCTCGTCCGCAGTCGGTGCATCGCCACCGGCCAGGGTAGCGCTATGCAGCGTTAGCGCCGCATTCAGGGCGGCGAGCGCTGCGTTCCGATCACCGAGCGCCATGACCGATTTGATAGCGGATATCTGCGCCTCTGGATTGGCCGGGTTGGACACGATATCCGCCGAGAACAGAACCAAGCTGTTGAGCCAGCGCTTCGGATCGCCCGCCTTCTTGCCGTAGTCCACTCCGCCGTCGCGGATGGAATAGGCGATCGACAACGCAGTGAGCGCGCCGTCGCGCATCAGGCCGTAAATCCGCTTGCCGTGATCACTGTCGAGCGCCGATATTTTGCCGACGCCGTGCAGCCCCTTCTCGTCCTCGTGCATCTGTTTCCAGACGCCGATCGGCAGTGGATCGCCGCCAAGCATGGCAAATGAATGCTCGGCATACAGTCCTGGCATAGTGCCGGCGGCCTTGTGTTCCGCGAGAGATTCCGCGAACGCGCCGGGATTGACGATATCGCCATAGGCGTCTTGGTTGCGGAATACCGAGATGTAACCCTCGAAGGTGCCCGGTTCCGCCGTGCCATCCGGCGCGAATTTGAACTCAACCGGTGCGGCCAACCGGCCGAATGCCTTGTACCGCGCCGCCTTCGCCGCTTTGTAAAGATCGCAGACATCGGCGGCGTCTATCTTGCCGGCCACCATCGAGCATTGGCCAGAGCCTGAGAACATCGCGCAGCCGCCGCAGTTTTGCGAGGCCGTTCCGTCGCGATAGTTGGCTTCTGCTTGCGTGACCTTAGCCATCGTCCGCTAACCTCTCAGCCTGGCCACATAGCACCATCATTGGCGCAATGCACCGGTTTGCTACGCCGCAACGTCTTCGCGGGCCGTCGCTTCTCCCGCCGGACCGACCGTGCCGCCCGGTTCCGCTGGTCCATCTGTTGGCTTGAAGCCAGGATCGAGCGGCTTCGGCGCCCTACCCCGGACGAACTCGCCGGCCAGTTGCATCGGTATCAGCGCCGCATTGATGAACAGATCATCAGCGCCCGCCATCGGCGGATGGTTCTCCAGTGCCCGCACTTCGTTGTGCGTCATGAGCCCGTGGTCGACCATCGTCGCATACAGCCTCGCGCGGGTGTTGGAGTCCGCTCGCAGCAGCCCCTCCACATTGAATTCCGCATACACCGTCCGCCGCTCGCCCGGCGCAATCAGGCTTTTGGTGATCCGCGCCTCGATCCGCTTGAGCTGCGGCCGCAGGCAAAATTGCAGGAACCACAGGAGCATCTGCTCGAGGCCGGACCCCCACGCGGTCGCCGCCTGCGTGTGGCCGATCATCGGCGGCGGTACGTGAAACCAGCGCGAAATCTCCTCGATGTCGAACTGCCGCGACGCCAATAATTGCGCGTCCTCGGGCGGGATCGAGAGCGTGTCGAGCTTCCAGCCGCCTTCGATCAGCGGCACCCGGCCGTTGTTGATGGCGCCGGTATATTCGTTGATCCATTCCTCTTTGCGCTTCCGCTGATCCGGCGTGAGATAGGTCGGCGCGGACAGCACCGTACTCGGACGCATCCCGTTACGGAAGAAATTCCCGGCGGCGCGATCGGCGGCGATCGCCGTGCCCATCGTCTGCCGGCCTTGCGCCACGACGCTCATGCCGATGATGCCGTCCAAGCTGAAGCCCTTGAGGTGGAACACCTCCTTTTCCTGTAGGGTCACGCTCGTGCCCATCCAGGCATAAAAATAAGTCAGCGAGCCGTCCTCGTTCCGCTTCGCGTGGACGCGATCAGGCCGCATCGGAATGAGCGAAATCACCCGCGAGCCCGACCAAACGATCTGCGCATAGGCGTTGCCCCAGAGCAGCAACGCGCCGGCCATCGCTTCCCAGAACTCGACGGCGGTCATCTCGGCGTTCGGGCTGTCGTGCAGGATCGAAAACAACGGATGATCCCGGTTGACGGTCCCAAAGTCCTTTTGGTCGCGCTCGTAAATCATGAGCGGCAGCGTCGCGATCGTCGAGGCGATCAGCCGCACGCACGCCCACACCGCCGACAACTGCATGGCGGTATCGACCGTGACGCTCTCGCCAGCGTGCGTCGGCCCCGGCCCAAACATCTGCATGATCCGCGGGTCGGAAACCGCGATTCCGCTCAGGATTGTATCGACGGCCTTGCGCGCTATCCAGGAGAGCGGATTGCGCATCAAAGCGCGATCGGATCGGAGAGGAAGCCGTCAAGGCCGGCGTTCGGGTCCTCGGCCATCGAGCGCCCGATCGCCATGATCAGCGCGCTCATGCCGTCAATTCGCCCCACCGAATGCTTTTTCGACGGCATCAGGTTTTCGTTCCGATCGGTCAGAGACATCATCGAAGCCGCCATCCAAGTAAGCACTTCATTGCCGCCATGGTCTAGCTTTTCGCTCAATAACATAACTCCAAGCTCTTTTGTGGGCGCCGTGTACGACTTCATACCCTGGATGAATTCGTGCATCGGAACGCCCTGCTCGGCCAGCGAAACGGCGAGAGTGGTAGCATTCCACGGGTCATAAGCACATGAGGCGCAGTCGTGAAGCCGGGCATCTTCGATAACAGCGTTTAATATTTCCCTCTGGTCGACAACATTCCCCTCGGTCGCCTCGATCAGCCCGGCGTCGATCCAGCGCCGATACTGCACCCGGTCGCGGTCCGACTTTTCCTCGACAGTATCCGCCGGCATCCAGAACCGGGCGACCACGCGCCATCGCGTCTCCTCGCCGACCGGCGGAAACAGTTTCACCCAGGCGGTCAAGTCGATCTTCGCGCTGATGTCGAGCCCGGCGAAGAACCGCCGCCCGTGCAGTTCCGCCGGATCGAAAGGCCCAAGGCTGTTCTTCGCCCACGCCGCCATATCAATCGCGCGGTTCGCGTCCGATGTCCGCAGGTTCAGCCGCAGCCGCTTGAACGCCGGCAGATTGGGCGGTGAGCGTGCCGCTTTCTCCGCCTGGCGCTGTAGGTCATCGAGCTTAACGCTGACATTAAGGTTCGGATTCGCCTTGATCCATACCGCCTCGTCATCCCAGCGGTCATTTTGATCCAGCGTGTAGATCAGCCCGAAATAGCTGTCATCGACGACGGTGCCTTCCAGCACCTGGATCGCGTAGGCGTTCT